GGTCAATATAGGATGGCAGCCGAGAAGACCCCTACTGTATATGACATATCTATAGAATATGAAAACATTGGAAATGAAAGAAAGTTTTATATTTATATAAATAATCAATTTGTTGCAAGCGTAATAGACAAAGATCCTCTGCCAGTATATAACAACATGGCTTTATTTACAAGAGGGTCTTCTCGTATAATGTTTGAAAACATATATGCTATTGGTGCTAATTATGGACAAAATAGTAAGTACATTTTAAACACCCCAACCTCAACGGTATTTGATGAAGATGGTGAAATTAATGCCAGTGAGTCAATGAGAAAATATGCCATGAGCGGAATTATTCAATCAACATATTTAACTGGTATAAGTTCTTATGAGCCACCTCAGAGCAATTTGTATTTTGAGGAATTTGGTACAATAATGAGAGAAGCATCAGTCTTTAAAATTAAATATGAAAAAGCCTATCCAGCAATATATGCACAACTATCTCCAACTTTTAATGCAATAAAGGGTTACTCAGTTTCTGGTTTTAGAGCAGGAGCCTATGGGGCAGAGTTTATAATCTTTAATGCAACAGACAAAGCAATCACTCTTGATTCTGCGTCTGGCAACTATCTAAGAATTCAAGGCGTTACTTTTACACAAGAAACAGATGAGTCTCTAAGCGTTGACGACTATTATTCAAAAAATAGTGATTTCTCTAATCCAAAATATTCTGGTGACACCTTAGTATCTTATCCAAATAAAGTTTCAAGACAATATGAAGACATAAAGATTAGCAGAATGACTCACGGTAAAAAAGATTTTAGTCTTGACACCCCATACATTCAATCAAAAGATGAAGCAAACTCATTAATGTCTTGGCTAACAACAAAGATCATTAAACCACGAAAGTCAATAGGGCTAAAAATTTTTGCTAATCCTACAATTCAACTAGGAGATATTGCGGAGGTCGACTATTATGAGGGAGACTTAGATTACTCTGGAACTAATGGAAAGAAGTTTGTTGTTTATAGCATTTCATATTCAAAGTCTGTAGACGGCCCAAGTATGGAAATTTATTTAAGCGAGGTAGTGTAATGGTGGATCCAGTAGCATCAGCCCCAGCATCTTCTTCAAAAGTTGCTGTAAAGGCAGACATAAAAGTTGCGACTCCTAATTTAATTATTCAGGGTTCAGAACTTGTTCCAATTGAAATAATGACAGACCTAATTTTTGAAGATATTGGTGGTCAAGAAATAATTACAATTACAAGATCTGATATTATAAATGGCCAAGACGTTCTTTACAGACCAATCAAAAATCTAACAATGCTTAGTTATCAATATAGTCCACAAAGAGTCTTAGGATTACAAGACACTTCAAAAGAATTCTTTGATAACTTTCCAATTAAACTAGATGCTCATGTGCCAAAAGAAGGCACAGGACCAAACAAAGAAATTGTATATCTTGACCCAGACACTGGAGATTTAGTTATAAATGTAATAAACATGGAACCAAACGAACTTGTTCAAGTAAGTCTTCAGTCAAAAGGAAATCAGTATAATGGTACAATATATGAGGTGAATGAAATATGATAACTACAAACGGTAAAAACATTATAGCCAAGTATTTGATTGGTCAGGCTTCTGCCTACGCATCACACATTGCGATTGGCTGTGGCCCAACACCACTTGGCTCTAATGCAAATCTTTCTGACTATGCATCCGCCTATGCAGCAAAAGAAAGATTAGATTTTGAGATGCTTCGTGTTCCAATAACATCTAGAGGATACGTTTCTGAAAACGGAATCTCAAAAATTGTATTTACAGCAGAACTTCCAACAGAAGAAAGATATGAAATTACAGAAGTTGGCGTATTCTCAGCAGGGGCAAATACAACAGCAGGAGCATACGATAGTAAAATTCTTTATACATTTTCTGAAAACTGGGAATACTCTGGAGAATCATCTGCAATTGAGCCAATTGCAACTCCTTTAGATGGAGATGATGGTGACAATGTTATTGCAACAACTTCTAAAGTTTTTAGAACAAATGCTGACAACAAAATATTCTCTACGGAGCCACGTGTCACAAGAAATGAAAGATGTCGCTACCTAAACTCTTTCATTGCTTTACGTGGAGACTCTTCTGAAATATCCTCTGCTGCACCAAAATGGGTGCCATCTAATACATCAAACTACATTAAGTTGTCTAACACATCTCTTAATCTAGATAACTATTCTCAGTCTGATTTGATTAAGGTTGCGTACTCTGTTATAAACAAAAATGGAGAGGAACTTGCAGACAACCCAACATCAGTAAAAATAATTATAGAATTTCTATGTACAACTGGAGTAAACTCAGGAAAGTCTGCACAAATTCAGATTTTAGATAACACTTCTTTTTCTGGAAGCAGATACAGGGTCTACACTGGTGCTATTAACACAGCAATAAGAAGTACTGGATGGTCTTGGTCTATGGCAGACACAGTCAGAGTTTATGTTGATGTACTTAAAAACAACACTACAAGTGCAAATCATTATGTATGCCTTGACGGTATAAGAATTGAAAATACAAGTATAGCAAATCCTATCTATGGAATGACTGGATACTCAGTAATTAAAAATACAGGATCCCTTCCAATTATTAAATCACCAAACACAACAAACTATATAGAGTTTAGGTTTGGGCTTGGTATACAATAATGACACAAGTTAAAAAAGTTATAATTCCAAAAGCCCAATTAACAAATTTTGCAGGTGCATCAGGAGCCTACAAAGTAAGATATAGAATAATTACTGACGACAATAACAGAGTTTCTCACTGGTCTCCAATATATAATATTCCAGTAAATTTAAAAAAAGATCCTATTACCAATATAGTGATTGGCCTTAATGTTTCTTTTACAGCGTCAATACCAGTAGACCCTCTTCAACAAAAAACAATATCTACGGTTTGGTCAAAAGATATTAATGGCATTGAAACATTTGACATATACTTAAAATATAATGGAGAGACTAATTGGAAATTTGTAGATTCTATTACTGGCAATGAGTTTAGAGCAATAACAGATGCTGGCAAAACAAGCGTAATGCTTGCAATCCAGGCATCAACTTTTCCAAAAACAAGATATCCTTCAGCAACTCTGTTTGAGTCTACAACTCCTTTGAGTCTGGTATAATTACATTATGATATCAGTTCCAGATAAAGGACAGCCATTAGACGTTGCATATATTTATGATATGGCCCAAGCGATTATTCAGTTGCAAAAAAGTGCCTCAACTTCAGCAAACAAATATGTCACTGTAGATACAACAACAGCAGGGCCTCAGAGTAGAAAAACCTCAGAAGCCCGTATTGTTGGAGGGTATAAAGAAATTGTTAGTTCTACTTCAATCATTGCAGGCGAAGAAAAATCATGGACATATCCATTTGGAGTTGGCTTTGCCTATGCACCAATCGTAACCGCAACACCAGTAACAATTAAAGATACAACTGCTGGTAAAAATGTCACGGTTGTAATAAAAGCAATAACAACTACAGCAGTAGAAGGTATTGTAAAATTTAACTCAGCAGGAGAAGTATCGGTTGGGATTAATATAATAGCAGTTGGCATTCCTTCATAATGATCAAATGTAAAAAATGCTCTGGAAGAATGTTTATAGACAGGATATATAGTGCAATCAATCATCTTGAGGTCTATTGTGTTTTGTGTGGTAACAGAAAGTTTTTTAATCCACCTAACAGTTCGGAAGAGGGACGATGGCTACTAAAAAAGGAACAACTCAGAGCGAAGGGTACAATCTCCTCCCTGTAATACCTGGAAATAAAAAAGTATGGTTTTTAAACAAATGCCTTGTTCGGGTTCATCATTATAATCAATCTAATGGAATCATGTCTGTTTATAACATTACAAAAGATCAAATTGAAAGTTGTTTAATTAATGATTTTAAAAATAAAAGAGAGAGAGCATATACTGTAGGACAGACTGCTGATTTAGTTAATCGTCATAAAAAATATATGCCATCATTAATGAAACGAGGAGTCATTCCATTTCCCACAGGTTCACAAAAAGGCGGGGAAAGAGGATGGCAAGTAAGATCATACTATTCAGAATCACAAGTAAGAGAGATCCGTGATATACTTGCAACTCACCATATTGGAAGACCAAGAAAAGATAATTTAATAACAAATGATATCACGCCAACAAAACAAGAGTTGACACGCAGAATGGGCGATGGTATACTTACATATACGAGAACAGAAGATGGAAGATACATTCCGATTTGGAATGAATCTATTAACTAGGTCCCTTGGAGGGGTAATGGCAGAAGAAACGAAAGTATCAGTAACGCTGGGGTATACATTAAATCTTGGAAATTTTCAGTCGCTAAGGCTAGATCTTGGAATCATTGACAGCAAGCGCGACGGAGAAAATACAGATCAGGCTTTTGAAAGAGTTTACAAGTTTGTTGAAGATAAATTAACCGCAAAGATTGTTGAAGCCCAAGCGGAGGCAGACGAAAAATAATGGCAGAGCGCAAAGACCGAATGGCTTTGCTTTCACGCTATAGCAAGTTTCATACTGCAAAGTATGAGCAAAAGCCATCACTAAACTTAAACGTAGAACAATGGGCATCAGACGCTCTTGTAGAGTCATACGGTATCTCTGGATGCTACGATATACTTGAGTATTACTTTAAAGTTGCAGAGCACCCATCTTGGAATTACTTTGCATACAACGCAGAAAAAATATTGCAGGCACAAAAAGATAAAAAGAAAGACGATGAAGAGAGAATACAGCGTAGAAGAATGGCAAAGGAGTGGCTAAGTGAATAACACAGAAGCAAAACTTATAACGGCAGTTCTTCAAGATAAACAAATCCATGTTCTTTTGCAGGCAAACGTAGACAACCTTCTTAGAACTCACGGAGATATTTGGAATTTTTTACGACTATATTTTGAAAACAACTCAACCCTTCCACCAGCAGAACTTGTTACAGAAAAGTTTAGAGACTTCTCTCCAATAGCAAATGTAGGTGCAACTAAGCACCATCTTGAAGAGTTGCAAGGCGAGTACCTAAACGATAGCCTAAAAGATATTTTAAGATCAGCAGCAGGCAATGTTCAAAATGGCCAGGGAACAGTCGCTCTTAATGATTTAATTACACAGACTTCAGAACTAAAAAAGAATACTTCTGCTATTCGTGATATTGATGTGACAGACCTAGAGTCTGCGATTGCTTACTTTGAAAATGTAAAGAAGCAACAAGCCCTAGGTCATATAGGCATCAAGACTGGCTTGCCAGGATTTGACAATTATCTGCCATCTGGAATCATGCCAGGGCAGTTAGGAGTCTTCTTGGCATACCCAGGCATAGGAAAGTCTTGGTTGGCCCTGTACTTCGCTGTACAGGCCTGGAAACAGGGTAAGACACCCCTTGTAATCTCTCTTGAGATGTCAGAAACAGAAGTCCGTAACCGTGTATTTACTATTATGGGAGAAGGACGTTGGTCTCATAGAAAGTTAAGCAATGGTGAGATTGAAATGGATATGCTAAAAGAGTGGCATGCAAAGAATCTACAAGGAAAGCCAGAGTTTCACATTATCTCAAACGATCAAGGAGGAGAGATTAACCCTTCAGTTCTTCGTGGAAAGATTGACCAATACAAACCAGATTTTGTAATTGTTGACTACCTTCAGTTGATGGCCCCTAATCAGAAGTCAGAAAATGAAACGGTACGAATGAAGAACCTTTCAAGAGAACTTAAACTAATGGCTATTGGCGAAGAGGTTCCTATTATTGCTATCTCATCTGCTACCCCTGATGATGCTAATGATCTAAACAGTGTTCCAACCTTGGGACAAACTTCATGGTCAAGACAGATTGCATATGATGCTGACTGGGTTCTTGCACTTGGAAGAGCATCAAATAGTGATATTATTGAATGCGCTTTTAGAAAGAACCGTAATGGTTTCATGGGAGATTTCCTTGTTCAGTGTGATTTTGACAAGGGATATTACAGATATAAAGATTTTGAAGATAAGTAGTTATAATATGATATGTCAAACTATCACCACAAGGCGATTAAAAGGTTTAACCTTAGCGGAATCATCCATGATGAATCTTCCATAGGTAGACTTAGGGCTGAGTATAAAAGGCTAATAATCTTAGAAATGAGACTTAGCGGATATGTCCCAAGGCTTGACATAGATATAGACTTTACGATAGACTATAATGAGAATAAGAAATATTTTGAATTTGAGATATCAATACACGGAGTATACACAGGAAGAAGACAAAGCGAATGGATAGAAGGAATAGACGGATCAAAGGCGATTTATACAGTCAAGAGCAAGTTAGAAGAGTTCTCGCAGGATCGGGTGTAGACGTTGAGTCTGAACTTGATGCAGACTTTATAATATTCTGTCCATTTCATAATAACCACAGAACACCAGCAGGAGAAGTTCAAAAAACTAGCGGAATGTTTTTCTGTTTTTCTTGTCAAAAATCTGCAGACTTAGTCGAACTTGTAATGCATACATCTGGAAGAACATATTTTGAGGCTGCTCGTTTTATAAAGAGCAAAGAAAAAATAGGAAGCATCATATCTGAAATTGATAAAACATTAATTAAACAAGAAGAGTTTAAACAGTTTGACGAACTAATCCTAAAAAGACTTTATAACAACCTTGCGACATCAGATAGAGCAAAAGATTATTTTAGATATCGCAAAATTGAAATGTCTTCTTGGTCCAAATTTTCTTTAGGCTATTCAGAAAAACAAGATATGGTAACTGTTCCAGTTCATAGCCCAGATGGTATTGCTTTAGGCTTTGTTGGCAGATCAATTGAAGGTAAAGAATTTAAGAATACTCCAGGTTTACCAAAATCAAAAACATTGTTTAATTTAAATAGAGTAAAAACTTCTGATAGAGTCTATGTGGTAGAATCATCTTTTGATGTTATGAGACTTGATCAGGTTAATCTTCCAGCAGTTGCAACGTTAGGTGCCAACGTATCTAACTCACAAATAGAATTGCTTCAGAAGTATTTCAATAACATTATTGTTGTTGCAGATAATGATGAAGCGGGAGGAAATATGAAAGACAGGATAATTGAAAAACTTGGATCTCGTGTTTCCGTTATACAACTTAATAGCAAGTATAAAGACATAGGGGATATGGATGATGAGTCAATAAGAAGCCTAGAGTTTCGGTTTGACAACTCCATATCTCTTATGCTAAACTAATATAACAACACAAAGGAGAAAAAATATGAGCGTAGTAAAGGGACTAAAAGCAATCAATGCCCTGCTCGACAAGCCAAAGTATGACGAGTCAGGACCAAAGGTAAAGTGGCTTAAACTTGCCGACGGTCAATCAGTAAAGATCCGATTCATTGAAGAACTTGATGAAGACTCTGCACACTATAATGAAAAGCGTGGTCTAGCACTAGTTGTTAAAGAACACGTTAACCCAAAAGACTACAAGCGCAAGGCTGTAGATACTATGGACACAGAAGGCCGCGACTGGGCAGAAGAGATGCACCGTAAAGACATGAAAGCAGGATGGCGTGGTCGTCTTCGTTTCTATTGCAACGTTTTAGTTGATGATGGAATTGAAGCACCGTATGTTGCAATCTGGTCAATGGGTATCAGCAAGCAGTCATCATTCAATACAATCAAGGAATATGCTATGGAAACAGGAAGCATATCAAACGTACTGTGGAAGTTAAAGCGTAATGGTCAGGGAACTGAAACAAATTACACATTAATTCCAGCAGCACCAGATAAGGAACCCTTCGACTGGAAGGAAATTGAGCCTTATCCTCTTGAGTCAGCATTAAAGAAAATTCCTTACGCTGAGCAAGAAGCATTCTATTTGGGCTTTGACAGTCCATCCGTAACTTCATCAACCAACGCAGATTGGTAATATGAACTACGTAGGCTTACATGTCCATACCCATTTTAGTTTATTTGATGGGATTGCTACTCCAGAAGAATTAGTAGACCGAGCAGTTGGTCTTGGTATGCCAGCATTGGCTATCACTGATCACGGAACATTGTCTGGGCATCGGGAACTGTACCGAGTTGCAAAAGCAAAGGGCATTAAGCCGATTCTAGGACTAGAAGGATACATGTGTGCAGACATATCTGATAAAAGAGATAAGTCTGAAAGAGAAGGTCAGCAAGATCTTGTCTATAACCACATTATCCTTCTAGCCAAGAATCAAATTGGTTTAGAAAACCTTAACAAAATTAGCGAACTATCTTGGACTGATGGTTTCTTTAAGAAGCCAAGATTTGATTTTGAAATATTGGATAAATATAAACAAGGAATTATTGTAACTTCTGCTTGTCCAAGTAGCGTTTTGGTTAAAGCGCTTGAAGAAGAAGAGTTTGCGCTTGCAAAGAAATATATTTCTTGGTTCCAAGAAAGATTTGGTCAGGACTACTATATTGAAGTAATGCCACACAATGAACCACACATCAACAAGCATCTTCTTGACTTAGCAGATGAGTTTGGGATTAAGGCTGTTGTAACTCCAGACTGTCACCATGCAGATAAGTCTCAAATAGAAATTCAAGAATTTAAACTTCTTATGAATACTCATGCAAAGATTCAAAAAGATACTACATACGATAAGTCAAAAAAGAAAATTAACATGATGGAACGCCTAGACTACCTCTACGGAGAAGATCGTCAGATAACATTTAATAAGTTTGACATTCATTTGCTTTCATATGAAGAAATGAAAGCAGCCATGGTCTTGCAGGGTATTGACAGAGAAGACATATACTCAAACACACTACTACTAGCAGAGACAGTAGAAGACTATGGAATTCAAGAAGGATTAAATCTTCTTCCAGTACAGTACAAAAGTCCTGACAAAGAACTTGCTAAGGCTGCATTAGAAGGTTTGGCAGAACGAGGTTTGTCAGAAAACCAAGAATATCTTGAGAGACTTCAAGAAGAGTTGCAAATTATTAAAGACAAAAACTTTGCTCCATATTTTCTTGTTGTAAGTAACATGATTAACTGGGCAAAGAAAGAAGAGATTATGGTTGGGCCAGGTCGTGGTTCTTCTGCTGGGTCTCTTGTTTGTTATGCTCTAAGGATTACAGACATTGATCCAATTAAACACAAACTTTTGTTCTTTCGTTTTATTAACCCAGACCGTAACGACTTTCCAGATATTGATACAGATATTCAGGATACTCGTCGTGAAGAAGTTAAAGATTATTTAGTTAGACAGTATAGACATGTTGCATCTATTGCAACCTTCTTACAGTTTACTGGAAAAGGAATTGTTAGAGATGTGTCTAGAGTATTAAATATTCCGCTATCAGATGTTAATAAGGTATTAAAAACAGTTGACTCGTGGGACGATTTTTGTACATCAAAATCAACAAGAGAATTTAGAGAAAAATATCCAGAGGTGGAGGTTTATGGTGAGCAATTACGTGGTCGTATTCGTGGTACTGGTATACACGCTGCTGGTGTGGTCACTAGCAAAGATCCGATTTTTAGGTATGCACCGTTGGAAACAAGATCTTCTACTGGCTCTGATGAACGTATACCTGTGGTTGGCGTCGACATGGAAGAGGCTGAACGCATCGGGCTTATAAAAATTGATGCACTAGGATTAAAAACATTATCTGTATTAAAAAACACTATTGATATAATTAAAGAACGAGATGGTAAAAAGATAGACCTACTTAAGATTAAGATGGATGATGCCAATGTTTATCAGATGCTTTCTGACGGGTACACAAAAGGTGTATTCCAGTGTGAAGCAGCACCATACACAAATCTTCTTGTTAAGATGGGTGTAAAAAATCTTGATGAATTAGCAGCGTCAAATGCTCTTGTTCGTCCAGGTGCTATGAACACTATTGGAAAAGACTATGTTGATCGTAAGCATGGTCGTCAAAACATATCTTACACACACCAAGTACTAAAAGAGTTTACGGAGGATACATACGGATGTATCCTTTACCAGGAACAAGTTATGCAAGCATGCGTACACCTTGGCGGTATGTCGATGTCTGATGCAGATAAAGTTAGAAAGATTATTGGAAAGAAAAAAGATGCAAAAGAATTTGATCAGTTTAAAGAGAAGTTTGTGGAAGGTGCATCAAAGTTTATTACGCCCAACCTTGCTCGTGATCTATGGCATGACTTTGAGGCTCACGCAGGGTACTCATTTAACAAGTCTCACGCAGTAGCATACTCAACGCTATCCTATTGGACAGCATGGCTAAAATATCATTACCCACTTGAGTTTATGTACTCAGTACTCAAAAATGAAAAGGACAAAGATGCAAGAACTGAATATCTTATTGAAGCAAAAAGAATGGGGATTAGCGTTAAGTTACCTCACATTAACGATTCGGATATTGATTTTAAAATTGAGGGTAAGGGCATTCGGTTTGGACTCAGTGCTATTAAGTACATATCTGACAAAATTGGTCAAAGATATATTGAATCACGACCATTCAATTCGTACAAAGAACTTGAGGAATTTACATTCACCAAAGGCAACGGAGTAAACAGTCGTGCACTGCAAGCACTGAGAGCAATAGGTGCAGCAACATTTAATGATAATCCAAGAAATGATGTAGAAATTAAAGAAAACTTATATGAATATTTAAACCTTCCAGAATTTAATATTACAATACCTTCTCATTACTATGCATTCATTCAGGACATTGTTGACTTTGAAGAAAAGGGATCATACATATTTATGGGTATGGTAAAATTAATTAAACGAGGAACAGGTTGGTCACGAGTTGAGGTTTTGGATAAGACTGGCAGTGTTGGTATATTTGATGAAGAGGCAACTACAATTGAAACTGGTCGCACCTACCTTATTCTTGTTAATGACAACAGGATTGTTTCTGCAATTCCGTCTGACGAAATAAAAGAGTCGTCTCATGCACTGGTAAAGTTCTTAAGTTATAAACAACTTCCATATAAAGATGATGAGATGTTTGTAGTTTCATTTAAGCCAAGGATTACAAAGACTGGAAAGAAAATGGCATCTCTCACACTTGCAGACACAAGCAGAGATCTTCACTCTATCACAGTATTCCCAACATCTTTTGCAAAAGCATATATGAATATTGAAGAAGGAAAATCTTATAAGTTTGATTTTGGAAAGACAAAAGACGGAACAGTCACATTGGAGGATGTACATGTCGGTTAGTATAGAAGAAGCATTAGCACAACTTGATCCTAAGTTAAGGAAAAGACTTGGGAGTGGAGTTGGAATTAGTTATGAATATCAGCCAACCCCTAGTTATGGATTAAACCGTGCTCTAGGAGGAGGACTCCCATATGGTAGGCAAGTTCTTATATGGGGATCAAAGTCGTCTGCAAAGTCTTCTATGTGCCTTCAAATGATTGCTCTAGCACAAGCAGAAGGAAAACTATGTGCTTGGATTGATTCAGAAATGTCATACTCAGAAGATTGGGCTAGAACTTTAGGGGTAGACCCAGAAAAATTAATCTACTCACAAGCAAGGACTATTAGTGACATGGTAGACGTTGGCGTAGGACTAATGAATGCAGGAGTTGACTTAATCGTGGTAGACTCTATTACATCAATGCTTCCAGCAATCTATTTTGAAAAAGATACAGATGAGATGAAGGCATTAGAAAATACAAAACAGATTGGAGCAGAATCTCGTGACTTTAGTAACGCATGGAAAATGCTTAATTATGCTAACAACAAGGTTAAGCCTACTCTTCTTGTTCTTATTTCCCAGTCTCGCAATAATATTAACGC